CAGAGTGAGTTTCGTGCCAGGCCTGACTTTGTGCCGTTCGAGGGTAGTCCGTCAACTGAAGATTTCTGCATCGCTGCCCTCGCCGCCGCGTTGCGGGCGGAGCGGCGACGGGTGGCGGAGTTGGAGCCGGACGCCAAGCTGGGGCGGATGGTGCGGGAGATGCCGGTAGAACAGCGGCTGATCCATACCGTTTACGGCGATTGGTGGTATGGACGAAACGTGCGGGGAGAGTTTGGGGCAACGGGGGCTTCGCCAGAGGCCGTGCTTGAAGCGGCGCGGAAGGAGATACCATGACAGTACACATCACCTGGGTGATCGTGGCGGCGCTGGCGGGGTTCATCTTCGGCGTGCTGCTCATGTCGTTGATGGCCGTGGCGTCACGGGCGGATGATGAGAGCGAGAAACGGTGGAGGTGAAAGTGTCAGAGACCACGCCCGCCTACCTGGCCACGCCCCCGGATGCGCTGTCGGATGCACGAGATTGGCTCAAGGCACAGTTGGGCGGAGGCGTGCCAGAGTACCCCGACCCGCTACGTCTCTGGCTGGACGCGCTCGGGTGGCGCTGTCGTGCCGTGGTCATCCTCCTATATGCAGATCACATGACACAGGAGCAGGTGGGGTATCGGTTGGGGATTGCGCGGCGCACTGTGCAAGAGGATCTGTACGCAGTTCTGGTGCTGGTGGAAGGAGTAGGAAAGTAGTCGCGCATTCTGCGCACAACTGAGGGGCAAGCCATGCTAGACTAGAGCCGGTGGGCAACCACCGGCTGTTTCGTTTGACGCTTCGGCGTGCGCCGCTCCGGTTTGCTACCGGGCGGAGGGTGGACGGTGGGAAACTCTGGTTAGGTATCAGAACATACAGAGCAAACGGTGGCTAACCCGAATTGGGTAAAAGGTGTATCGGGCAATCCTGGAGGGCGACCCGCGAAAAGAAACACGTGGGCCGCTGCTTTGGCGCGCGTCGGACGCGAGAAGGACGGCGACGGCCTGACGCGCAAGATCCGTACCGCTCGCAAGCATTACGAACTGGCCGAAGCGGGTGATCTGAATGAATGGCAAGCCATCATGAACCGTGAAGACGGCAACCCCATGAATACCGAACAGTCCGACATTCGCCACGTGGTAGAGGTGGTGCTACCTGACGACAACGACGGTGACGAAGTTGTTCCTCCCGAAACTCCACCCGGCGCAGAGGGCGATATGGAAGAGTCCAGCTAAGCGCCGCGTGATTGTCCAGGGGCGACGCTGGGGGAAAACTACTCTGGCCGCCTCTCTGGCTGTCCATGCTATGTGCCAGGGCCGCCAGGTACTGGAAGCTGCGCCGGTGTTTGACCAGACTTCCGCGTTCTGGCGCTACTGCAAACGTATTGCCGCTCCGCTGATTGAGGACGGCCTTGTTCACAAGAACGAGACTGACCGTACGATGGAGTTTGGCAAGGGCCGCATCCGTTCTAAGACCGCGTGGGATGCTGATAGCCTGCGTGGCGATTACGCTGATCTGCTCATCCTCGATGAGTTTTCCCAGATGAAGCCCGACGCGTGGAACGAGGTCGGCGCACCCATGCTACTGGACAATGACGGCGACGCGGTTTTCATCGGCACGCCCAAGCGCAAGAACCACTTCCATAGCCTCTATGTGCGTGCCGTGGGTGACGATACCGGGCGCTGGCGGGCATGGCACGGCAGCAGCCTGGACAACCCCTACCTGAGCAAGGCCGCGCTGGCCGACATTACCGCCGACATGACCGAGGACGCCTACAAACAGGAAATCCTTGCCGAGTTCCTGGACAACGAGGGCGCTGTCTTTCGCAACCTGGCCGCCTGCATAAGCGCGCCGCCTACGACGCCAGACGCTCACGCGGGCCATGAGCTTGTGGCCGGGCTGGACTGGGCTAAGCAGAACGATTTCACGGCCATAAGTATCCTGTGCAAGCCATGTGCGCGCGAGGTGGCGCGGGATCGCTTCAACAAGATCGATTATCACTTCCAACGTGACCGCTTGCGGGCGCTCTACGACCGTTGGCATGTGACCCGCATCATTGGCGAGGCAAACTCTATCGGCGGACCTAACATCGAGGAACTGCAACGTGATGGCCTACGGGTACAGCCATTCGAGACCACGGGCACATCCAAGCCACCGCTGATCGAGTCGTTATCGCTGGCATTCGAGCGCGCCGAGATCCAGTGGCAGAGTGACCCGATATGGACGGCAGAACTCGAGGCTTATGAGATGAGGGTCTCGCCCACTACCGGGCGCACCTCCTATAGCGCGCCAGACGGCGTGCATGATGACACGGTTATAGCCAGGGCGTTGGCGCTCTATGGCATACAACGCCGAGGGATGTTTATCGGATGACCAACAAACTCCTCGATTGGTTTCGCGGCCTGGGGCAACGACCGGCAACGATGGCAGAGACCAAGGCCGTTATGCGCTTACTCTGGCCGTCAAACTGGGATCAGCAAAAGTTTTCCTGGCAGATTGGCAACTTCGAGGCCTACGCCGGGGATGGCTTCACCCTCAACTCCCTGATCTATGCGGCCATCATGTACAAGGTGAGAGCGCAGCAGTCCAGCCCCATGCGCGCGCGACTCGGTGACATGACAAACTCCGAGCCTGCGCCGTGGCAGCACCCATTGTCGCAACTCCTGCGCCGGCCCAATCCCTACCAGTCGTGGTATGAGTTCCACGGCCTGAACACCACCTATCTCAACATCTGCGGAAACGTGTTCATCTACATGTTGCGCCGCTCCCGCAACGAGCTACCCTCGATGATGCAGACCCTGCGACCAGACCACGTGATGATGGTGCCTGACTCAAGCGTGGGGATCAAGGGTTACGTGTGGGTGCCATCCGGGTGCGCGCTTGACGCCGGCGTGCCCATCCTGCCAGAGGACATGATCCATGTGAAGCTGCCCAACCCGCTGGATCCACTGGACGGGCTGGGATTCGGCCTCTCTCCGCTGGCCGCCTGTTCGGGGCCGGGTGACACAGACAACATGGTCACCAAGTTCCTGAGGATGTTCTTCAAGAACGCCGCGATTCCGGCTGGGCTATTGAAGTACGATATGCCCCTCCAACAGGAGGACATGGCGCGCGCCCGACGCATCTGGCAGGAACGCTATGGCGGGGTCAACAACTGGTCTGACGTGGCAGTGCTTGACCAGGGCGGGTCATTCGAGCGCGTGGGGATGAATTTCGATGAGATGGGTTTCGAGGTGCTGGACGAACGCAACGAGAGCCGCATCCTGGGGCCGCTGGGCGTGCCGCCGATTCTGATAGGCACCCGACTGGGGCTGATGCGTAGCACCTACTCTAACTTTGAGACGGCCAAGAAGCTATTCTGGGAAGATACGTTCAAGCCCGAACAGCAACTCTACGAGGTCGAGTTTCAGAACTCACTGATTGTAGATGGCGCGTTCCCGTCCTTTGACTTCTCAGAGGTTCCGGCGCTACAACAGGACATGCCCAAGCTCGTGGCTGCCGCCTACCAGTTGTGGAGCATGGCCGTGCCAGCCAACATCGCGTTCACCCAGGTGGGTCTGCGCAACATGCCAGAGATCGTGGGCGGGGACATCGGTTATCTGCCGGCGACGCTGGTTCCCGTGGGGCCAGAGGGGCCGATAAAGCCAGAGCCGCCACCCCTCCCAACCCCCCCTGTAGGGGGGGCAGAGAGGGGGGTGACAGCGACTGAGTCGGCCCTACCGGGCCGCGTACAGGGTAAAGCGCTGGAGATCAAGACCTTGTGGCCTCAACGCAAGGCGGTGTTGTGGAAAGCCGTTGACAGGACGGCGCGCAGTTGGGAGCCGGACTTTGCCAGGACGGCGCGCAAAGAGTTTGAGGCGGACAAGCGCAGCCTGCTTGCCGCAGTGACTGCGGGGAAGCAGAAAGCGTTGGCGCTCAAGGCTACCGTGGACTGGGAGCAGGTCGGCGCTGAGTGGGAACAGATCATGGCCGACGCGGGGGATCGCTGGCGCGAGGCATTCATCCCCGCCATTAACGGCGTGATCAACGACCAGGGGGAGCACCTAGCGCTGACGTTCGGGTTTGCCTTCGACGTGCGCAACATGGCGGGCGAGGAGTGGTTCCAGAAGTACATGTTGGCGTTTGCACAGCCAATCAACAAGACGACCTCGGACGGTGTGCACCAACTGATCGCGCTGGCAATGCGCGACGGATGGTCTGTGCCGACGATGCAAAAGCATATGACGACGCTCTTCCAACAATACATGAAGGGTGACGTTCCGCCTGAGGACATGCAATGGTATGAGGATAGGCTGCCGGAGTACCGCACGGAGATGATTGCCAGGACGGAGAGCATGCGGGCCTCCAACGCCGGGAGCAGCGAGCTGTACCGCGAGTGGGGTGTCACCAAGCAGGAGTGGCTGAGCACCAGGGACGATAGGACGCGTTCCTACGAGAACGGCGACGAGTTTGACCATGTTGAGGCGGATGGGCAAGTGGTGGACATGGACACGCCATTCGATGTGTCGGGGGAAGCGCTGATGTACCCTGGGGATCCGTCGGGGTCTCCGGGCAACACAATTAATTGCCGGTGCACGCTGCTACCGGTGATGGGCGGCGACTGATGGAATACCGAACGATGAATGTCCCGCTTAACGAACTGGCTCATTTCCTCAATGAACTGGGTAATGACCCATGGCGGGTCGTGAGTGTTACGCCGAGTCCCTGGAATCCCTTCTGGGTGATCGTGCTATTGTGTCGGCCCAATTCACCAGGGCCGAGGGAGACGAAATGAGAGAGAAGAAACAGTTCCCTTTTGAGATCGCCTCCGTTGACGGCGAGGGGCGCACGGTCGAGGGTTACGCCGCGGCGTTTGGCAACGTGGATGCGGTAGGCGACATCATCCATCCGGGGGCGTTCGCCAAGACGCTCACCGAGCGGGGCAGCCAGGTAAAGCTCTTGTGGCAGCATCAACAGGGCGAGCCACTGGGGCGGGTCATGGCGCTGAGGGAAGACCCTCGTGGGCTGTTTATCAAGGCCGTCATCTCGGACACCGCGCGTGGGCGCGATGCGCTGGCGTTACTCAAGGATGGGGCCATCGGGGAGATGAGCATCGGCTATGACCCGGTGGTATTCGACTACAGCCAGCAGGATGCCAAGAACATCCGCAACCTGCGAGAGATCAAGTTGCACGAGGTGAGCCTGGTCTCTTTCCCCGCCAACGCACTGGCGCAGGTGACGTCTCTCAAGGCCACTGGCCCCAGCGAAGGCAAGCCCTGGAACGTCTTCCCGCGCGGTGAGGAGTATTGCGTGTTCATGCTGGACGCAGACGGCGCTGCCACGGGCGACACGCTCGGCTGCCATCCCACAGAGGAGGCGGCCAGGCAGCAGGTCGAGGCGCTGTACGTGAGCGAGGGGAAGACCACTACGCCCACAGAGACTAAGGTCGGCAGAGTGCTGGCCAAACGCAACGCTGAGCGGCTGAGCAAGATCCGCGTGTTGCTGAAAGAGCTTGAGGACGACGCAGGAATCAACGACGAATCCAACGCAGAGGCAGAGGCCGGGCCGGTCGGCAGTACCCTGCCGCCTCCACCCACCTCCACGGCCAAGATGCTGGAGATAAAGCAATCCGAACTTGACATGATGATTATGGAGGCACGCAATGGACTACAAGTCTGAGGCACTGAAGGTATTCGAGGAGGCCAAGGGGATCCTGGGCCAGGCTACTGTTTCTGGCGAGGATCACACCAAGGCCGACAAGCTGATTGAGGCTGGCAAGGGTTTCATGGCCCGCGAGGCGCGGGAAGTGGAACTCAAGGCACTCATGGGGCAAGCGGTTTCGATGGCCGGGGCTGCGCCACCCGCGCCCGCGGGGCCGCCGCAGTTCAAGGACATGGCCGAGTTCTTCCAGGCCGTGGGCCGGGCGGGCAACGTAAAGTATCGCGGCCCGCTCCATCCGGCGCTACAGTGGGCGGGCGGGGAACACTCTGAGCACAAGAACGCGACTGGCTGGGCACAGAAGACCACCATGTCCGAGGCCACAGGGGCCACGGGCGGGTTCCTGGTGCCGGAACAGTTCATCAACCAGGTGCTGTTCGTGGACGCTGAGAAAGCGCCTATCCGCGCCAAGTGTACGCCGATTGCCATGACCGCACGCTCGGTCAAGATCCCCGTGCTGGACCAATCCGGCACGACCGCCTGCCAGCCGCACTGGTTTGGGGGGATGATCGCGCAGTGGACGGAGCAGCAACCGAATACGCTGAAGGGGCAAAGCGACCCGACCTGGAAACAGATCGAGTTGGTGGCGCACGAACTGTGCTGCTACACGCGCACGCGCAACGAACTGGTGGAGGATGCGCCGCAGTCTCTGGATAGCTTCCTTCGCGGGCAGATGGGCTTCCCTGGGGCGATCAACTGGTATGAGGAGTACGCCTTCTACCAGGGCACGGGCGCTGGCCAGCCGTTGGGGGTGATCCCTGCACCGGCGACTATCGCGGTTCCCGCGCAGGCCAACCCACCTGCGCCAGCGACGTTCTTCATCGACCTGGTGAACATGCTTGAGGCGTTCATGCCGGTGAACGAGCGCAGTGTGTTGTGGTCGCTGCACATCCGCCACCTGAGCGATCTGATGTTGATGAACGGCCCTGCCGGCACTCCTTCCTATCTGTGGGGCGGCGCGGTGGCTGGCCCTGCGGCTACCATCCTGGGGTATCCGTTCATCCGCACTGAGAAGCTGCCTGCGCCTGGTACTGCCGGTAGCGTGCTACTGGCCGACTGGTCGATGTACCTGCTGGGCAACCGGCAGATGGTGACCATCGACACCTCCAGCCACGAGCGGTTCCAGTATGACGAAACCTCGTGGCGCGCCGTGCACCGGGTGGATGGGCAGCCGTGGCTGAGCGCGCCTATCACTTTACAAGACGGTTCGACTCAAGTTAGCCCCTTTGTCGTATTAAGCGCTAAGACCACGTAATAACCAGGGGCGTTGCCAACGGTGACGCCCCGTTCTAGGAGGAAACATGTCCTATACCGAACGTTTTTCCGAGGGGGCTGAGCTGCTGTACCGACTGGCTCCCGTGTCTGTGGCCTCGGGCGCGGAGGTGTTCACCACCTACGTGCACCTAGAGGGCTTCCACCGGGCGATCGTCAAGATCGCGGTGGGGGTGATGGCGGGCGGGTCGACCATCGACGCCCAACTGCACCAGGACTATGCCGCAGCGGGCGGGGGCGCGCCCAAGCACGTCGCGGGCAAGCTGATCACCCAGTTGACCCAAGCCAGTGGAGACTCCGGGTCTACGGTGCTCATCGAGTTGCGCAGTGAGGAACTGGACGTGGACGGCGGCTTCGACTGGATCTCCCTGGGCTATACCGTGGGCACTGCCGCGTCGCTGATGGCCATCGAGGTCTGGGGTCTGGAGCCGCGTTATCGCCCTGTGGCGACGACCAACCTGGCAGAGATTGTAGGTTAACCATGTGGGTACGCCTATCAACGCTCAAGACCGTGAGCATCGGGGGACAGCGCCGAACCTACCAACAGGGCGACTGGGTGGAGGTCGGTAAGTACGATGCGCTCCAGTGGTTGGCCAACGGGGATGCAACACTCCCCGACGGCGACATGGGGCCGTTGGTAGGCGATTGTGGCATACGGGTGTACGGGGGGGCGGACGCTCCCAAGTTGGCGGGGAAACTCCCGTTGACGGTGGGCGGCCTGACCCTCCCGTATCCTCAAACCCTGCTACTGAGGAGTGGCCGGTGCATCAGGGAGAACTTTATCCCTATCGGGTTCTACCTGGTGGAGCAGTGGGAGATTGCCGCGCCGCTGTACGATTACGAGGCGATGGCCTGTACGCGTGGGACGCCAGAGGAACAACGCAGGACGCAGGATGTTATACGCGATCTGCGCGTGCCAACGTACAACGCGGATACGGTGTTCGTCAGGAGATCGAAGGAGACCCAGGAGTTCTTGCGGGTGTGGGAACGGGAGTTGGTCGGTAGCGCCGAGACTGACCTGGCGTTTCTGAGGGCGCTATACATCGTCAAGCCGCTGGTTTGCGCGTTACCGGTGCAGTGGATCAAGAGATGAGGGGGGTAGTGTATGTGGCCTATGGCGAGGCGGCGCGGAGGGAGGCGGGATTATCAATCGCCTCGATGCAGGAGCACAACGAGGGGCTGCCGGTGAGCGTGATCGGCGCAGAGCCGCTGGGGCGGATACCGTGGATACGATGCGACCTCCCGGTGGAGCGCAACAGGTGGGCAAAACTCAGTCTGGACAACCTATCGCCGTATGCGCAGACGCTGTACATGGACGCGGACACGAGGGTGAACGGGAGTGTGCTGGCCGGATTCGAGATCCTGGAGGATGGTTGGGACATGGCGATCGCCCTGTCAAAGAACCAGTCCGTTGATTGGCTCTGGCACTGCGGGGAAGCCGACCGTCAACTGACGGAGACCTGTCTACGGCACAAGGGCCTACAGTACGGGGCGGGGGTGATGTTTATAGCGTGGAACGAGCGCACGCGGGCGCTATTCACAGCCTGGCGAGGGGAGTGGGGCGCGTTCTGTGGTCAGGATCAGGGGGCGTTCATGCGGGCGCTACAGAGGGTACGGGTGAGATTGTGGGTGTTGGGAGGGACATGGAACGGGGGCAGCCTGGTGACTCACAGGTACGGGATGGCGAGATGAAGATATCCATCGTCGGCGTGCTCAAGCCGGACGAGCAGATCCTCACGCGGTGCGCGCGCTACCTGGCCGAGGGTACGGGATGGCCGGTCTGCAACAAGGCCGATGCGGGCGCGGACATCAACGTCTACGTGCCCTACCTGTTGTTTGACAAGAACAGGCGCGACGGCAAGCACCTGGGCTGGTTCACGCACTATGACACCTCGGTGAAGGAGAAGGCGTTCTCCTGGAACTGGGTCAGCAAGGCGTGTGATTATCGTTTGGCTTGCGCTGACCAGTACGTGACCCGGCTGGCGTGCGATGGCCCAGCGGCCAAAGTCTCCCCGCCGCTCGACTGGCGCAAGTTCGCTCCATCGAAACGCGTGCGCCACCAACAGCCAACCGTGGGGGTATCCGGCTACATCTATGGCGGGGGGCGCAAGGGCGAACGGATCCTCACCGAGATGCTCACCCTCGGCGCGGGTCAGGTAGCGCGATTCACCGCATCGGGCAAGGGATGGCCAGTGCCAGCGCACGACTGGACCTGGGCCACGATGCAGGAATACTACCGTACCCTGGACGTCTACCTGTGCACGGCGCTGATCGAGGGTATCCCCATGCCGCCACTTGAGGCGATGGCCTGCGGGAGACCGGCGGTCGTGCCTGCGGGGGTGGGCATGTTGGACGAACTGTCCGGCCTGCCGGGCGTGTTCATGTACGAGAAGGGGAACGCCGAGTCAGCGCTGGACGCCATACGGCTGGCCATTGCCGACACGACGCCGGCCGAAGAGATTGCGGATGCGGTAAGGCGCTACAATTTGGCGGCCTGGTGCAAGGGGTTCCAACAGGCGATTGAGGAGATGACCACGCCGCCCGCGTTACCGCCAGCGCCAGCGCCGATAGACGTCGGGGACATCTCCCGGTGCGGGGTGTACATCGTGGCGTTTGGCGACCCGGCGCGCAAGTGCGCGGAGCGGTGTGTCGCGTCACTCCGGCGGCACATGCCGGGGCTACCCGTGGCGGTGGTCAGCGATAGGCCGCTGGGCGTGGGGGAGATAGCGATCCCAGCGCCTGACCTGGACATCGGCGGGCGCTGGGCCAAACTCAACGCGGACATGTACGCGCCCAGAGAGTGGGAGTACGTGGTGTACCTGGACGCCGATACCGAGTTGATGGCCCCGATTCACAGTCTGTTCGCCTTCCTGCGGGATGGCTGGGAGTTCGTCATCTGCAAGGACATTGACAGGTACGGGCTGGCCAGCAACATGCGGCGACCAGACAACGTGAAAGAGGCCGACGCAACGTTCAAGGAGATCGGCAGCGACCAACTGCTCCAGTACAACGGGGGGGTGTTCGGGTTCCGGCGGGG